AAAATACGGTTCCAGGTCCCGCCCCGTTTGCAGCCGCACCACTCGGGTGATCGCGTCGGCCACCACACCCGCAAGCGGCATGCTCGTTCCATGAATCAGCCGGAAATAATCCGAGGCCGAGCCGATACTGTAGCTCGCCTGCACATCCGCCATCGAGGGAGGCACCCCAAGAGCCACAAAGATTTCGTGGCGCGTCTGCAGCCGGTTCGCCACAAACGCAGCATCCGGAGCCGTCACCGTCGGGCTCTTCACATCAATGTCCCCCGAGAAAAACAGCGGACGGTATTCCCCCCGGATCTTCGCTGCCCGCCGCGCCCGCAGAGCCGCTGTGATCTGTTCACGCTGCTCATCACTCACCGCTCCCCCCTTGCTCGTGATGTAGTCCCCCTGGTCCCCCGAGTTTGCATACGTGTCCCGCGCATACCGGCCAGCCAGCCAATCCGTCTCCGCTGCTAAACGGGCCGCCTCGATCTCACCCAACCCACGGAACGCATCCAGCGGATTCCACCGGCGTGCATGGATCACCTCCTCCGGCAACAGCGGGATCTGCCTCCCGGCCACATCCGTATAAATCCAGCCCGTAAGCTCACCGCCCCGCACGATGTGTCGCATCGCCCGTGGTGAGGCCACTGCCAACCGCCCACGCAGCCCCGGCCCGAAGTCCCCACCCAGCAACCAAAAGAATTCCCCAGCCAGCTTATACCACCCCAGAGTCGCGTCCAACCACTCAGCCCGGCTCATCCCCGCCGCTGGTTGCCGCCACCACGCATCCAGAGCCCGGTCCTCATACTCCTGCTCCCCCGCGTAAAACTTTAGCGACACCGCCTTCACCGGACCCGCTGCCGCCGCAATCGCCGCAGAGATCCATGCAGACTGCACATACGGCTCACTCAACCGCGATGTCCCGCCACCATCCAGATCCAGCCCCAACGCAAAATCCGAACCAATGCTCTTCCCGGCAAAAAAACCAGCCAGCTTTGAGAAAATTCCTCTCATTGGCCCCTCCCCGCCAGAAGCATCATCTGCCCCTTAAACTCATTGCCATTGCAATGGCGTTGCAAATCGCGCCTCATGCGCTTTTGCAACAAGGACGGGTCAATGTGCCCCCAACCCAAAAAAAACGTCTGGAAATCGATTTTTGAAGCCATGGCGATCAAATAAGAGTTGCCGAGATTGCGGCGGTTGAGGTTTTCCCGGCATGGAGGGCCAGCGCATGAGCCCAGAAGAAATCTGCGTGGCCGTCTGGCCCGGAGTCAGCGGCGAAGCGCACATTGCCTGCGGAGGTGGTCTCCTTTTTGATGGCCCGGTGATGCGCGATGATCCGGCGGTCATCCGGGATCCGCACGCTGCGGTCCTCAAAACCGGCCCGGAGCGGATACGCGAGTTCCTCTTTCACGGCCATCGAGAAATTGACGGCTTCGACCCGGTAGGTTCCGAAGCGTTTCTGAGCACGTTCCACGAGTTGACGCCCAATGCCCGTGTTATCAATGCAGGCCCGGCGCAGGCGCGGGAGTGCCAGCAACTCATAGAGGCGGGCCTCCTGGGTATCGAAGGGAGTATTTTGGAGATCCACGATGTGGACCGTCGGGCGAAGGCCGGCCACGGCCTGCACGATCCAGAAGACCGTGAGATCGTTCACCCGGCCAATGTCGCCACCAAGATAAAGATCGTGCTGACTGGCTGCCAACTCCGCGATGGTGAGATCCCACTTTTCCCCCGCCTTGTATTTGCAGGCGTCGATCTGCTCATAGGTGAGGAATGCGCTCGCGTCGTCACTGGCGATGCACATGTATTCCTGCGCGAAGGTTTCTTCATCCGGGCACCCGGCTTTGATGAAGTTGAAATAGTCGGCTTCGTCCATGCCCTGGCGTTCGTCTTCCAGCGGCAGCTTGCACTGCAGCTTGTAGAGGAACCCGGCATCGAGCGCGTCCTGGAGCGTGATCGTGTGCAGGCTGAATCCCTTCGGGTTGCCCTTGTGCTTGATCTCCTGGATAAGCTGATTGAAGAAATTCGCCGTTCCCCGGTGCGTGGAGATAATCTCCATGTTGCCACCCCATGTGATGCCAGGGTAAGCAATCGAATATAATTTGCGGGGATCGGGATGCAGCGCAAATTCATCGAGCGTGCGGGATCCGCGTTTGCCCGCTTGAGCATCCGGGTTGCTCGACATGCTGTGCGTGCGCACCCCGTTTGCAAAGGCCAGCACGTAGGCGCTGTGGCCGGAATCATCAATCACCTTCTCGCCAAGGTCCTGAGCGCCCAAATTCAGGAGCCCTGCAAAGCTCTTGCAGTCCTCAAGAAACAGCCGTGCCTGGAGATCGTCCCGCGAGCTCACCCAGCTATCGAGCTTGGTTTCGACTTTGCTCTGCTCCCGGACATTCCGGTAGGCCGTTGCCCAAGAGATGCCGATCTGCCGACTCTTCTCCATGGCCTTCAAACGCGAGTTGTCCCTCACCCATTTGGCCTGTGGCTCAATGAGCAATGCATCGCGGGCAGGGAAGACTTTGCACTTCCCAGCAAACTCCGCAGGCACGTAATGAGGGCGGGTTTTCATTACAGCAATTTCGCTGCCTCCTCGATCTGTTTGAGCGTCTCGGCTGTGAGTCCGCCCTTGGATTTGATGCCTTCCAGCGCGGCCTTGGCTTTGGCTGCATTGTCTTCCAGGAGTAGCACCCGGCGCTCGGCTAGTTTGAGATCCTGCTCTTTCAACTCGATCTGCCGCTGTCTGAGCCGAAGGGCCTCGGTCGTCTGTTCGACCTGCAGGTGATCCATGAGCTCTTTGTGTGAGAGCTCCCCAAGGATGGCGTTGAAGCGTTGATCCAGCAGAGACTTGCGAATGGTCTGGTCGATGTCCCCAGGCAAAGATTCGTCCATGGCTGCCCTGGCTTTGGCTGCTGCCGCAGTCCTCCACTGCGAGGCCTCTGTTGAGCGATGCAAGTTGTGAATGGCATCGTTGCTGTTTGGCATCCCGACTTTCTCCAGCCATTCCTTGCGAGCTGAGTAGGATGGCCGTTCCGCAAGCCACCATGCAAAATAGTCGTCGAGCAGCCCGGCACGGGCGAGTTTGGCAGCAAGTGAGTCTGATCGTGAGTCCATTCATTTTCCCTCCCGGAGTCGTTGTGAGCCTGCGGGCTCGATGGAATAAAACGTGTCCTGCGTGAGGGCATCTTTGCGCCGAGTGAGCATACCCACGTCTTCCAGCGTCCGGAGTGCGGCCGCAAATTCACTCTCCCCACATCCGCCCCTGGTAATGCGCACTTCGGAAAGCAACACGCTTTCGTTGAGCCCCGAGGGCTTCACGTTTTCCAGGATCCTGAGAATGCAAGTGGTGACGTTCATTTGACTCGTTTGGCGACTTCGGAGACAACTCCCTTGAGCTCTCCCACGGAGCTTATTAGCACGTTGATTCGTTCGTGGATGGCGTGTGCGCGCTCTTCTCCGGCGGCGAGGAGTTCGTGCTTGTCGGCGTCCATCTTCAAGCGGATCGCTCTCACGTCGCTCTCCAACACGCTCACTCGACGATGCAGCGGCCCGCAGATGGCATTGTGACCTTCCACGGTGAGGGGTTCCTTCTGCATTTCGAAGCGCAAGGGCTGTCCGCTGATCTCCGTGGTGGTCACTTCTTTTACGCCAGCGACCTCGCGGATCCAGCCTTTGACCACAGCCAACGAGCCGATGATTCCCCCGACCGAGGTGAGCAACGCCACGACGATGCCACCCATGAGCATGTTGTTATCGACCTCGAAGGCCACTGCGAGAGGAAGGTTCACAGCCGCACCCCTTTCCCGGTCCAACGTCCGCGATACCCGCGCACATCGACATGCACAAACGAGAGATACAGCCCGAGGCCGATCAGGCCGGGGTTAACCGTCGGCACTTGTCCCGTGTTGATGATGCGATAGAGATCCCGTGGGAGCCATCCGTCGGCATTGATGTCTGCCGCCATGCCGCGCATGTGAAAACTGTTCGTTTCCCCGCCCACCTTGGTGTTCCAGGCCTTCGTGCGGTAAGCGCTGGTGATCCGGATCGGCGCGCCAAGGTGGACGCGGATGCACTCCAGCGTGCGGACCAGCTCGTCATCAATTAAGATTTTGTCGCTGCCATCGTGGCAGGCAAACTCGCGCACGCTGAAATGCTCGCTGAGCTTGTCCATGCCTTGTGTGGCGCG